AGGTTTCATTGAGAGTTATAAGGGATTGGAGGTGCCAATCGCCCAGGACAATGTGAGAAGTTCATCATTCTTCAGTGGACAGGGTAGGGTGAAACCCTTATCGCAAAAAATGAGGACCGAGCCTCTGATAGCAAGAAAGATACCTGGATCAGGTGCAAGGAACTTTGCATATCAGAATTCTGTAGGTAGAGAGTTATATGGACCTATAGGACATGACCTTGCACAGCAGAATAGTAACTATATGTGGAGTTATCGACCCTCTCTGATAAAAACTCTGCGATATCACTATCTAATTACTGTAACGAGCACATGTCCACCATATACTTGGACTTTCCCTGCATATGTGGATGTGGACAATAATTGGCGTCATCATAAGAGTAGGACGCTACATAGACTAGGAAGACAACGTACTGCGACTACAGGTATTGTAGGAACAACTGGAGGCAACCCCTAATGGCAGCAGGATCAGGTATAAGCAGAATCAAAGACCTAGAGAGTGGTCACCAGTGTTGGCCACCTGTTCCTGTCATTACAGGGTCTCTAAACGTCTTTGTAAACAAGAAGCAAGCATTACGTGTAGGTGATGTGACATCAGTCCATGTATGTGGCAAGAACCCACCTCATACTGATAAGTGTGTCAAGGGATCGACGAAAGTCTTCTGTAATAAGAAAGCAATCATGCGTATTGGTGATGTGTTGTCATTTGGAGCAGTAATGACACAAGGATCACATACGGTGTTGGCAGGTGGGTGAATTTGTGGTATAATATTATCAGTTCATTAATGATCAATGGCAAAGGTTAAAAAGTCTCTTCTTGGACAACAGTTTATTGAAGCAACTCCCAAGAAAACGCGACAAGGTTGTGGACAGCATACCAAGTATGCAGCAACATCCCGTAACAAAGCAAAGAAGCGTTATCGGGGTCAAGGTAAGTGAATCTAATTTGCAATCTTCCTGCTGAAAAGGTATGGGTTCGTAAAGAATACTTACGAGACCATCATGATGGACATGGGGAGTTTGTAGAGGGCGTCTGGGTATGTGCTAAAAGCATACCTGGGCGTGCTTTTTACTTTGAGACGTACTTGCCTACATATGGTGCGATGTATGATAAACTCCCCATCAGTGCCTTTGTAAGATCACCCAAAACTCCAGACGTAGACATGAGTTTGGAGAATCTGCAGTTCTGGAATTGCATGGATTATGGGGTAGCATGTATGAGCAAAGGATTTGTGGCATCTATGGACTGCGAAGTCTTTACTAGAGACCATGGATTGATGCGAGGACAGTATCTGTTTACACTAGATAACTACCATGCGAACATAGACGTTATAGATAATAATGTGAGTGAGGTGCCACAAGAGCACAAGTCGCATAATTGCATCGCTTTAAACAACGGTCAGTATGCACTATATCCTAACAATAGAATGCGCTTGTATGACCTCTCTATAACCCCACAGGACCCTCAATTCCCTGACTTCAAGGTATCTACCATAGAATACCAAGTAGAGGCAGGAATTGACTGGGGACGACTTGGGGACACTGATGACTACTTCTGGCAAACACCAAAGGAGAAAGAAAATGGGTAATTCACCTACCGACAAAAGTAAAGATTTTATCAAGTCTGGAATGACCCTGATCACACAGGTTGACTCCGACAAGTACCTGAAGAAACTGAAGAAGGAAGATCAGAAAAAGGACCATAAATAAACAATAAATCGTCTTATTGTGCCTAGTCAACAGTCTTTTAAAGATTTAAAGGTATCCTTCAAACCACATCCTGTAACAGGAGATTTGATGGTTGCTAAAGACGACGCTGCTATTAAGCAGGCAGTTGTCAATCTTATCATGACTATACCTGGGGAAAGACCATTCAATAATAAGTTGGGTTCTAGTCTGAACACTTTATTATTTGAACCACTCGATTTTGCAGTGGCATCTCAAATTGAGAGTGAAATTAGATTAGTTCTACGACAGTTTGAACCAAGAATCAACGTTACTGATTTGCAGGTAGAACCCAACTTTCTTGATAATGCTTTTGATGTCCATCTAGAGTTTAGAATTCGTGGTCGTCAGGATGATCCTACATTTGATCTCAACTTCCTCCTTCAGAGAACACAATGAAGTATATTCAAGTCAATAATTTAGACTTTGCAAACATCAAGTCTGCTCTCAAAGATTATCTGCGAGCGCAGACTGATTTTACTGACTATGACTTCGAGGGTTCTGTATGGAGCAACGTCCTAGACGTTCTGGCATATAACACTTACTACACCGCGTTCAATACGAACATGGTGGTAAACGAGATGTTTTTGGAGTCTGCCACACTCCGTGACAACGTAGTCACTATCGCAAAGCAACTTGGATATAAACCAAAGTCCGTGGTTGCACCTAAAGCAACCGTAAGTTTTCAAGTAAATTTTCCACAGACATATCCTGCTACGATTGAACTGAAGAAAGGTACGGGATTTGTCACATCTTTTGATGACAAGATCTACAAGTTTGTAACTATTGAGGATTACAAAGCGGGAGTCATCAACGGACAAGCATTTTTTAACAATGTAGAGGTGTATGAGGGTACACTAGTTACCGACACCTTTACTGTAGATACGACAAGAGCGGGACAACAATTCCTGCTTTCTAACAGTTCTGCGGATACTAGCACTATTCGTACCAAAGTTTTCCCTATTGAGACTGCAACCGAGTTTGCATACTACAATCAGATCAACAATATTATTGACATTGGAGCATCTGACGGTATTTTCTACGTAGACGAGAATCTAGACGAGCAATACGAACTTTTCTTTGGTGACGGTGTTATCGGAAAGGCGCTAGAGAATAACAACTTTATTGAAGTATCCTACCTAGTATCATCGGGTAGCGCAGCGAATAATGCTTCTGTATTCACATTTTCTGGTGTTCTGACAGATAAGAACGGAATTGCGTTCCCCAATAACGTAACCAACATCACTACAGTGTTCACTGCACAGGGTGGTGCGGATATTGAGAACATTGACAGCATTAAGAATAATGCTCCTAAACTGTATGCAACACAGAATAGAGCAGTCACATCAAATGACTACGCTGCTATTGTAAGAAAGATCTATCCAGCGATCTCTGATATCATTACATACGGTGGTGAAGAGGAGAGATACCCTGAATTTGGTAAAGTCAAGATTGTAATCAAACCAAACAGCGGATCTACTCTATCAACAAGAACCAAGCAAGAAATTATCGCTGGATTGAAGGATTATGCTGTTGCTTCTGTAACTCCAGAGATCAAGGACCCATCTATCCTATATCTAGAGTTAGACAGCAGAATTAACTACAACACTAGAATTACTAACCAGTTCCCTGAAGATATCAAGATCAAGGTTAGTAATGGAGTAGAAGATTACACTAAACTATCTGGTACAGAGAAATTCAACGGAAAGTTTAGATACAGTAAGTACATTGGTATTATTGATGGTGCTGACAGATCGATCACATCTAATACCACAACAGTAAAGATGAGGAAAGACTTCTACCCTCTCATCAACTCTACTTCGTACTACGAACTTTGCTTCCAGAACCCATTCAAGAACAGTTGTCCTGAAGACGGTCCTGTGATTGAGAGCACTGGATTTAAGGTTCAAGAATACCCCACATATGTGGTCTACATGGAAGATCGCCTGGGCAAAATGATCCTATATAGACTAGATCCTGGAACTGGTGAAAAGATAGTATTGAAGGACTATATTGGCGATGTTGATTACGACGAAGGCGAAATCAAACTCTATGATGTAACCATTATTCAAGGCACTTTCTTTGACAATCGAATTTCGGTTCGTGTTGTTCCTCGTAATAATGATATCGATGCATCTAGACACATGTATCTAGATTTAGATGTTGCTAATAGTAAGTTCGCGGTATACCCAGAGTAAGTAGATGAGTAATCAAATTTCATCGCTAATTGAAAATCAGCTTCCTGCGTTTATCGTTACAGATTATGGCGAACTCGCAGCAGTATTAGAGTCATACTACAAGCAGTTAGAGGCAACTGGTCAACCCCTCGATATTATTAGTAATATCGCAAAGTATCGCGATATTGACTTTTATGAGAAGAATCTTTTAAAAGAGAGCACCACACTCACTAGTAACGTTAGTGCTGCTGCTACCACTATTACTGTTGCTGATGCCAGTTCTTTCCCCAAGAAGGACGGTTATATCAAAATTGGCGATGAGATATGCTTTTATGCAGAAAGAACCGATACAGAGTTCCTAGGTGTTGCTAGAGGTGTTCATGGAACCACTCAACTAGGAGATTTGCATGAGACTTCTGTATTTGAGTCTTCTAACGCAAGTTCTCATTTTACAAACGCCACTGTACACAATTTAAGTCATCTCTTCTTGTATGCATTTGTAAAAGCATTCGAGAGAGAATATCTGGTAGACGTTCCAGAAGTATATCTCAAAGGAGATATTGATAAGCGTCAGTTAATCAAAAATATTTCAGACTTCTACAAAGTCAAGGGAACTGATAAGTCAATCAGATTCATTTTCAACTCTATTGTATCAAAGAGTGCTGATGATGTCCCCACAACTTACTATCCCAAAGATTTTACTGTAAAAGTATCAGAATCTAACTGGGATTCTGCATTTGCGTTACAAGTCATTGTTCTGTCTGGCAATCCAGACTGGTTGATTGGTGAGAGCATTGTTCAGCAAGCAGATAAAAATTCTCCCGATTCTAGTTACGCATCAGTAAGTATTGAGAACGTAGTCGGTATTGGCAAGGTTGGCAACTATGGTTTGTACAACCTGTTAATCAACCCAACTACAGTAAATGGCAATTTTGCAATCCCCCAAAAGACAGTCCTGGACAGGGATCTCACGCCTGCTCAAGGTGCTGGTGAAACTATCACTGTAGACTCTACCTTGGGTTGGGCAGCACAGACTGGATACCTACAAATCAACAATGAGATCATTAGATTTGAAGGAAAAGGTGCTAGACAGTTTATTATTAGAGAAAGAGGCAATATCACCAGAACACACAGTGTTGGTGACCTAGTAGTAAACTATTCTAATGTCACAGCATCTACTGCTGCTGGTAATGTCAAGTTGCTTGTCTATGGAACTCTAACAAACCTCAATGTTGAGAACGCACAACCATATTCTCAAGTAGGTGATAAGGTTCAAGTCTCTAAACCAGGATTTGAAACCAAGAATCCCGTCATTTATGATCAAAGTGCAAATGGTGTTCGTTGGAAGGTAAACACTTCTGGTCTAGCTCCATCAGTTCCATTCAATCCTGGTGTCGGTCAAGGACTGCAGAAATTCCTTGCTGATGTCAGTGCGGTGTACGAAGACAGTCAGTATTACTACTTTGCTACGTCTTCATATCCATCTACCCCTATTCTGACAAGTCAGGATCAACCAGTGCCTATGGTTGACCCCCAGTTGCTCAAACTCATTCCAAAAGAGACTAGTACAACTCCTGAAGTATACAAAACCCCAACCAGAGATGTGGGCATCTTTGTTGATGGTTCTATTGCTTTCAGTTTCAAGAGTGAGAACAATATTGCATATGGCGACATTCAGACCTACACACTCACCAAACGTGGTTCTGGATACACCAGACCTCCTTATGTTCTAGTAAACGGTGATTCGTCGATTGCTCTGTCTACTTTGGCAGGTGACACTGTTAATTCAATCACAACCGTTAAAGAGCAAAATTATACAGCAGATCCTCTAATTGAAATTACTGCTGGTAGAAATGGTAAAGCAGAAGCAGTTATCACATCTGGAGAAATCACTAGCATCAGAGTTATTGATGCTGGCGAATATTATTCTGCACCACCTCTTGTCATTATCAGCGACCTAGCAGGTAAAGGTAGGTTTGCTGAATATCGTGCAAAGACAAATACGTTAGGAAAAATCACAGAGTTTGAGAAAATCTCTGGTGGTAAGTTTTACACCCAAGAAAATGTAAGGGTTGAGTTAGTCTCCGAAGGTCAAAACAACCCTGCATCTGCGACTGCTGAAATCTACCGTTGGGTCCAAAATAGATTCTTTGAAAATGAGCTTGTTTTAGATGATAACAACGGAGTAGCAGTAAAGGATGCAATTGAAAATGAATATTATTACGGTGTTGCTGCAAACCCAAAAAGACTGCGTTTAAGACTGCAAGACAACATCCAAAATATCACATTCCAAGAAACAGCAACTCTCAATCACTCCCCAATTCTTGGATATGCTTATGACGGAAATCCAATTTATGGTCCATATGGATTCTCTGATCCTCTAGACAGTTCATCTTCTATCACAAGGATGAATAGTGGATATCAACTCAAGGGTTCTAGAACAGATGGTCCTGTCGATGCTCCATATGATATGGGGACATTTGTTGACGACTATGAGTGGGTTGCTACAGTTGATACTGGTAAGACTCGTCTTGACATCAATAATGGTAGATTCTGTGTAACACCAGAATTCCCACAGGGAACGTATGCATACTTTATTACTATTGATGCTACGAACAAACCTGTATATCCATATATCCTCGGTGAGAATTTCTATTCTCTCCCAGTCAGATCAAACTACGAAAGCAAGATTACTCAAAAGTCTATTCCTTCTGATTCGAGAAGACTGTTTATTCCTGGCACACTGAAGAATGGTTCTGGAGAACTAGCGTTTGTAGATTCTGTTACTACTGGTTTTGTCTCTTCTGTGAAGATTGAAGATTCGCAACCTAACTTCCAAGTTGGATCTAGAATCTACGTTGATGACTCTGGAAGTGGTGGTAGCGGTGCATCTGGTATTGTATCGTCTACTTTCGGCAAACCTGTTACTGGTATTGAATCAAAAGAACTCAAAGCAGTTCAATTAACAACTCTAACTTCATTCTTTGGTTTCCTTGGCGACACAATTACCCAAGAGGGAACAGGTGCTGTTGGTGAGTTGATTCGAGATGTCAGTGAAGAGAACAGTATTGTTTTGAGAACTGTTACTGGTACATTTGAACCAGGAAATGAAATTAACTCTTCTACTAGAGTAATTAACCTTCTACTCTCACAGAACAGCACATACACTCAAGGTGCGACTCTTGCTCTTGTATTATTTGACGATCCCACCACAGAGATTGCTACTGGTGAGATTTTAGCAGGAACTGTTGAGCAGAACGCCGTCAGACTAAAAGTATTGTCTGGCAACTTTGATGACTATTTAAATTACGCAGAAGGCGAAGTTATTCTGAAGAGTAGTGATCTGGGTAACACTGCAGGAACTGAAATTGTAATTATCAAGGAGTTGAGTAAAAACGTCGGTGTCACTGGTGTTGATGAATCTATTGCTATCCTAGAGACATCTGAAGCACATGACTTTGGTAGTGGTGATATTATTAATATTACTGTAGATCCCGATGAAGCAACTACCGAGACTACTTATTATGTCACCAAAAAGAAATTCCAAGAAGTTTCTCTATTAGATCTACAATATAGTGCCAAAGTAAACGACAGTGGTATTGGAGCATCTACTGTCATTGGTCTCGGCAAAGACTATTATACAGACACATATAATGATGTACCCCTAGTATTTGCAAATGCTGCGAAGAACAGAGATGACATTGTTCAGGCAAAAGCAACCGTAGTTGTTGCTGGAGATAACTTTGATGGTAGTGGTAATATTGCGAGTATCACTATCACTGATCCAGGTTCTAACTATCGTAGAGATGATATCCTAACTCTAGCACCAGATGCTGTTCCCAGGGTAGATCCTACCGATTTGGATCAAAGTCCTAATCTTGGTATGGAATATACCAACCAAGCACAAGTAGAAGCAAATTTAGCGAAGAGATTCTTTGTTGCCGAAGCTGACTACGATGACTTTATTGCCAACGAATACACAGCAGCTGCTTTTGGGGTAAACGATGCTGGCGACGTAAACTTCATTTATCAGAACACAGATCCAGATAATTTTAGTATCCAGTATTTTATCGTTGATGAAGAGGGAGACGAACTCACTACTTCCGATACGATTGGTGGATATGCAATTACTGCTACAGATACTTACTATCCTACAGGTTCGTTGTTGCCACAGTATGTATTCAAAGATTTGGATACCAACGAAGAAAACCCTGATTATAGTCTTCGTGTCGGCAGTACACTTACTATTCCTAATATGGCAGGACACACCATTTATGTGGTGTCCAATTACAGCACATCTACAGCATCTGACGGATATGCATTGAAAGTAGATGACTATGACATTGCCACTGGATCTTCTACTGATCAATCTGCCCCGATTACATTCACACCACAATTTGCTGGTACATACTACTATATCTGTATTGCCCACCCAGAGATGGTTGGAGAAATTAGTGTATATGCTGCTCCAGGATCATCTACTCCTCTAATCAATGTAGATTCTGCTGGATTTGGTGTTGATAGAACTGATCTCAATGTAACCAACACTTTCGGTATTGCAGTAAATGATTTACTGTCTATCGGATCCGAAGTTATCAAGGTTGTCACAGTTGACAATGCTAATAAGAAGATGACTGTGTTGAGAGCACAGGAAGGCACCAGTAAGTCAGATCATGGTGATGGCAAAGAGATAACATCTTTCAACCCAACGTATAATTTTACTCCTGGATCTAAACTTGGTGGTAATACTGCCAATGATCCTGTTGTTGTGTCTTATGATAAGACATCCAAGACCCTAGTCGTCAACTGGGATTACGATGCAACATCCACAGTTCCATTGACAACTGTATCTTCTATTGAGGATCAAAGTACGCCACCTAAAGTGGTGTCTATTTCTAGTACACAACCCATCAAGGAGAAACTTCTATTCTCTCTAGACAACACCAATTTTGACACTAACCCTGTTGTTGACATTCAGAAGTATTACTTCTACAAGTTTGATGTCAGTCATCCTTCGATGCTGAATTCTTACTTGGATATCTCTACAAGTCCAAACTTTAATGTCTTTACAGAAGAAAAAGAAGTTGGTCTGACTGAACCAGGTAATCCTGGTGCGTTTGTAAGAATTAGACTTGGTTATGGTGCAAACATTGGTGAGAAGACACGTAAGGATGTAAACTTTACTAGTTACTACTATTTCCTTACCAATTCTTCCACAGACACTGAAGGGTCGTTCTTGAGAGTCATTGACGATCCTCTTTCTGGTAGAAAGTCTGTCACATACACAACTGATACTAAAGTTGTCTATGGTCTAGATGAAGTTCCTCAATATGACGGTTCTGGAGATATTAATTACACAGGACGTTCTGTTGGCAAAATTTCGTCTATTACATTAGACAATCTAGGTTCTAACTATAAGAAACTACCTATCATCAGAGGTGTTGTTCCTGCCGATGGATATAAAGCAGAAGTAACAGCGGTTAGAAATGCTACAACTAATGAGATTGTGGCAATTACTATTTCTGATCCTGGACAAGGATATTCTAAACCAGAACTGGTAGTTGCTAGTGGAGAAGGCACTGGTCTTCGTACTGTAGTTGATACCGAGAATGGTAAGGTTACTCAAGTAAGAATCCTCAATGGAGGAACATTTACAGAGACGCCATTGGTTGATATCATCGAAACTGACAACAAGTTATTCTTCGAGTCGGAAAACATTGGCATACCACAAAATGTCAATTTCGTCAAGTATGGATCTGGATTCCATACTGATGATACCATCATCTCCGAATACTTCACACCTTCTGTATTTGTCTTGAGATCGTTTGATCTAGATGCATTCAAACCTGGCGAACTCATTGAACAGCGTTCTGGTCAACTGGTTACTGCTCAAGGTAGAGTTGCACCTAATGGATGGACAAGGGGTTCCAATATCCTGCGTCTCGAAAAAATTACTGGTGTATTCAAAGAGAATGAGCAGATTATTGGAAAGAGTGGAAAAAATACTGCTGTCATTGACAGTATCAAGAAGACTACATTTGCTCCAGTCATTGTAACTAGAGACAAGACTTTGGGAGTATTTACTTCTGATAGAGGAAAGATTAGTTCTGGCAACCAGAAGATTCATGACTCTGATTTCTATCAAGATTACTCTTATGTAATTAGATCTAGAACTCCAATCAAGCAGTGGCGTAATATCATTAAAGATACCACACACCCTGCAGGATTTAAGGCATTTGG